AACGATTAATACGCTCATTTGCCTGCTCTATAACTGGTGCTGATTGGTCTTGTGCGGTAATTAAAAGCTCTACCTTATAGGTCTCGTTAGCCATCTTTCCCCCTTATCTTCTCTAATTCTTCTTGCTCCTGTTCTAACTCCACCAACATACTTGCACGCATAAAATCACGTATCTTTGGCGGCTTGCTCCAATACTCATCTGGAGTAATGCCACATCTTTGGAGCAGGTGGTGAATTATGGTCGCTTCACCACCCGCCCTGATTAGTTTTTTAAAGTTTCAACTCGGCTCTCGTTTTCCTCGCTATTATACCCACTCAAACGCTCTATGAGTTCGATAACTTCATTCTTCTCGCCACGCTTAAGCACTTTATCCACCAGCTGCCAACCAGCAAGAACGTTAGCTTTCTCCCACAATTCTTTGTTATCCCAAAGCATTGCCCTATCTTCTGGATGCGTGGCTTGGACAATCATCAATGAATTAAACTTTGCGGCATTAAACTCCTGCGGTACTGCCAAATTGCCAAGTCTTTTATCTCGCACTGTTTTTGTAGCTTCTTGCCTGCACTCCTCGGCTTCTTCATCGGTCAACCCACGCACTCGGAACGAAAATAACTCCTTCCCATCCCTAACTACGTGGTATGTCTCATATTCTACGATTGTATCCATCGCTTTTAGAATGCCAGCTACATCCCTTAGTATGACATCTTCTTTACTTAACAACTCCTCTTTATCAAGCTTGCTCACTTTTCACCCCTCCTATGTATGTGCGTGTAATACCCCCATAAAGTTTAATCTTGCATCTGGAGCTCCTTTTGCTAAACTGTCCAACACTTTTTTAAGTATCTTGGCGTCCTTTATTACTGTCTCTGTAAATGTCAAAGTAACTGTATAAGATTGGGGTATTGCCCATACTTGTTTATTACCAGCTGCTTGGTAATCGGTATTGGTCAGGTTTATCTGTGCTTGGAATGTGTTTACTTCAGCAAGCAAATTACCATCGCCGTCGTACAACTCACCATCGTAACCACGAATAATATGATTAGGCTGGAATGTTCCTCCATCAAGGGCTGATTGCAATTCTACTGGAGCATTTACCCTGAAACTCCACGCTCTTTGCACAATATCCCCTGTCCGAACATTCACGATGTCAATCGCACCATCAGGTACACAATCTCGGAATATATATCTGCCATCTGCCATATTCTTTCGCCTCCTTTGATACTGGGGCAAATCTAAACTGGAATGTCAAGTACAGCTTTTCTGCACTATCGGTATCGTCAACCTGAATAATAAACCATGCACTATCGCCTTGTGGTGGATTAGTCGGGTCTTCATAAATCTGACCAGCAATTAGTGCACCTTCATTAATCATCTCATTTATTACCCCTTGCGCTGCTGCCATCAATGTAGCCCTACCATTAGCGTCATTATTTATCTTCCCAATCAACAAGTCCCAAGTCGCACCAATTCTGTCAATCAGTGTGTCCCTTGTCCTTACTCTTCTTATCTTCCTCCAACCCATGTCAAGGTCAGCCGTCGGAGTTATAAACGTATTAATGCCTTGCTCAATCTGAACCTGCTTCTGCGAGTTCAACGTAAATACCAATGCTCCACTATTCAGCGCACTTTCTATATCGGTATTGCTCAAAGCACCTACCAAACCTGTACCTCCCTGTATTACCGCATGGGTAAGGCTCTCTGTTACATCAGCACTTGCAATCATCCCAGCTACTCGCCCTGTGGCTTTATAACCTTCTATCGCTGTTCCATCAGCGTAACTGAACCCATTCACCACAAACACAATTGCTGGGTCGTTAAAACTACGTGCCAATGTTAGTCTGGTGCTTAACTCTACATTTGTCTGTTGTCCTAACACTGCCATGACACGCTTACCAGCGTTCCTTACACGGTCTATGTATGCCTGAATGGAAGTAAATAAAATGGAATCTTCACTATCAACTACGAGCACATTCCAATCTATCGCCTCAAGTGATGTAAGGGCCGTCAAATAATCATTTGTGGTAGTGGTAGGGTCAAGCCCACCTGTCATACCCGCATTGGCTACTGCCTTCAATGTTCCATTACCAGCCGCAATCTTCTCTGCAGTAACGTATTTATTCGCTTGTGAACTATTCAATGCTGAAACCAAAGCATCTGGCTCTGCTGTTCCTTTTGCAAATGGTACGGTAAGCAACAACGTTGCTCCTTCATAAAGCAAGAACTCTCTTAAACTCGNATTTGTCAATGAATCCCTAATTGTTACCGTGAAATTATTACCCCTTGTGCCCGGATATTTTGCTGTGATATTAACCANATTCGCTGGAGTGGTAGCGGTATCGGTATCGGTAAGCACAATAGTTGACGATGCACCACCTGTACCTGCACGCACCACTTCAAGTTTACTACACCCACCTTTAAACGCCTCGGTAAGCATCGTTAAACTTTCACCTGATCCAAACACGTCTCGTATTGCTTCATTTGTAGCTATGGTAANAGGNGTGTTAATCGGCCCCCAATTACTTTTTACTANCCCAGCCACAATCCCTTGCGGTAATGCAGGGACTACTGGCTGTCCTATGTTTTGCACTCGGACAAATACGCCAGGTCGTACTTTTTGTTCACCTCTTGTGAGCGTTGCTCCTGCCATGCTCTACACCTCTTTTCGTAAAAAATCCGTCAGAAACTTACTTATCTCTTTTTTAGTAGCTTCTTCTTTACCAGCCATTTTCATTGCACCAATTATTGCTTCGGGCTTCACTCCAAATATGCCAGCATTTGCTACCAAATCATTAAGCGTATAAACATCTTCAGCCTCTTTTTCCTCGGGTTTTATTTTGGTGTCCTGCTCTTCTTCTATTACTTCTTTTTTTGCACTCAATCCGCCGAACCCCCTTTCCCTTCAGGGTTTAATATGGGTACTTTCACTGTAAAGGACACCCCACCACTAACGGAAGCATTACTCAACACTTCCGCACTTACTTTACTACGCATGAGTCCCATTGTTCCACGTAACCTGATTTGTCCCACTGTTAACGGATCTGCATCCATTGTAGCTGATATCTCTTCCACGCACAACTCCGTAACATCATTAACACTTATTCGCATCGCATCTGTTAACGCTTCAACGACTTTCCTTATCCATTCTCTACGGACGCTCGGATCTGGTGCAACAACGTGCCCATAAATGGTGAAATTCATCCAATACATTGACGCACTTACATTATATGGTGCTGATACTTCCACAATTCGCCAATACAAGCCCGGACGCTGGTCTGACGGGTCCCATGTATCTGGGTCAGTTTGCAATATCGGTGTTTTAATTATGTTTCCATCCTTTGTCTCAACCTTCACCCAGCGGCTTTCACTCCAAGTACGTAATGCTGCTACTGGATCTGGGTTATACGTCTCACCATTCAACCAACCCAATGAAAAGACCTGAAACTGCAAGCCACGTTCTAATGCTTGTAGCTCCTCATCCCAGAAATCCTCACCTATAGTAGCAAGGTAACGTAATAAGTACTTCTTATCATTAACCGTGATTATTTGTTTGTCCAGCGCACTAATCACATCCGCCGCCAACTGATCTACATCCGCAAATGTCTCAAAGTTTTCAAATATCCACACTTCAACGGTAGTCGTATACCCAGCCCAATCGTTTGGTACTTCCTTTGTACCTTCCTTAACTACAAGGTAAGGCTTTTCTATTTGCAACGATGGAACATATGGCTCGTATACCCTTTCACCAACTAATGCAACTTTTTCTACGAGTAACTTCCTTATTTCGTCTCTCATATGCTCCACAGCTCCCTTATACGCTCGCATATATCTGGATAGAACTTGTCTAACGTCGGCTTAAGTATCGCATACGGCTTAACCTCTTTTACCTTACCGCCTTTAGTTTTTACTTTGTGCCCAAGCTCAAGGTAAACGCCATAACTTACGCCATGCCCAAGTATGAGTTTTATTTCGGTTTCGCTCTTCTCTATTCTGGAATGTAACCCTGCCACAGCCAAACCTGTTCGTGTAGTCCACGGCTTGTTTGCTTTCATGTACCCTTCTGTCATCGGACGGTATACATTGTCCATTAACGCATAAATCTGCTGAAACTTATATTTACTTTTATCACTGAAACCTTGGGCAACCTTTATCATTCATCCATCCCCTGTAACTGCACTTGGTATCCTACAACTTCACCCTGTACGCTTAACGGGATAACGTTAACTACTTTTAACTTCCCCAGCATAGGTACATCTACCACATCCACCACATTTGCACCAGCCTTTACATCTGCGGAAGCATCACAAAGCATTGACCATGTTACACTTCGCAATGCCCTCCCTCCTTCATCAATCAATTTTGCTGGAGTATGCCTATCATTCAAGAATATACGCACTCTATATGTTCCTACTTCCATGGTAGTCTCGGTGTAATGTCCTTCACTCAATACTCGCTGTGTACGGTAAATGGTAACATCTACAGGGTTTTGCTCAATTGCCCATGCGATGTCTCTAACCCGCTGTTCCTTCATACCACATCAGGAGTGTTAACCTGCACAATTCTTGCTCCCATATCACCCATCTGGGAATATAAGTCAGCCATCTTTAAGCACAACTCCAACATGTCTGTCAACGACCTATAAGTGTAACTTTCTTCACCAATAGAATAGCTTTGGATGTTCCCTAACTCTTCTTGTATCCTCGCCGCTTTTAATGTCCATACATAGGAAGCCGCCGCATAAATGTTATCTGACGCCTTAATAATGTCTTCTAATTCAGCATCGGTGAACCTTCCCTCTTCCTTCTCACCAGCAAGATTGCGTAACTGCTCAACTAACTCTGGAGTTGGTATCATCATTGGCTCGCTTGGCTCGCACTGATCTTTACCTTTTGCACATTCTCATCTAATGCAGCAAACACGCCCCTGTAAGCATAAGCGATTATTTGAGCTTCAACTAACCTTGTCAAATCGCCGCTGGTAGTTTCAATAGTAAGGTCTTTCTTCACGAGTTCCTTAAACCCTTGCTTCGGCCTAATCAAATAAGCTTCGCCCTGCGGTACTCCTTTATACTCATATGGCTTGCCATTCATTGTCCCTTGCCAACCTTCATAATAGATTATCGTATCAATGCCTGATAACGCTGGATAAGTCGTACCTTCAATGGTAAAACCTCCACGCAATGCAAGTTCAATATCAAACCTATCAGCTGGGTTTGCAAGTAACACTGTCGCTGGACGCTTTGCTAAAGTGGCATCTATGATTGCCTGCCTCAATGTCTTATAAATCCCTAACCACAATGGGTCGCCTGTTTCACCNTTCCATGTGGTAACATTCTTGGTATTGTAATTGTTGTAACTGAAAATCGGGTACAAGTGGATATGATTCAGCAACGCATTGTAAGCCTGTCCAATCGCCTGATTGATAAGCTCAATCCTGAACATCTCATTGAAATCTATGAGTTCCTTGGTGTACTCAAATCCTGCGGTATATTCCTGAATGGTAGCAATCGGCCCCTGCTCAACGGACAAACTCCCGAACTTGACCTCTTGCCCTTCCAAATGCTGAAGGAATACTACATTCCCATACATTGCCCATGTTGCCTGCAATACCCTCGGAAAATTAGGGTCGCTCAAAGTCTGGTAAACTGGAGCATACAATGTCTGAACCTGCTCCCTACCCAGCTGGACATCTAACGTAACCTTCCTTAACAAGTCCTGCTTATCTTCAAGCGATGCCGATGTCATCAACTCACCTATGGGTTTAGTCAACTGGTATGTTTCCATCTCGCCATTAATTAGCCTCACATCTACAGGGTACTCTTTTTTATCAATCACCATAGGTACGGTATATGTATATGTTCCTTGCCTTTTTGCGGCTTTAAGACTTTCCTGATCAATTATAGTCATCTATATCAGC